AACCAAAGCCAACTGTAGAACCAGAAAAGCCAAAGCCTTCTCCACCACCAACAGACAAGCCAGAACCAAAGCCAACCAATCCAACTGCCACAGGAGACCCAGATGGTGCTATTGGAAATCCAGATCCAAAGCCAACACTTCCAGGACCTAAGCCAGAAGAACCTAAGCCTGAGCCTACAAAGCCAGAGGAACTTAAGCCAACACCTGCTCCAAGCCCTGAACCAAAGCCAGAGCCCACACCAGAGCCTCCTGTTGAGCCTTCTCCAGAGCCTAAACCACTTCCAAGACCAGATTTTAAGCCAGCAGAAAATGTTGACCCAGTTATTAAAGACGCAGAGTTAGCAGCACTTATTCCAGAAAAGGGTAGCGGCACATCAGAAGATTTATCTGGAGTTATTGCAAACCTTACAAGCAAGGATAACAAGTTAGTTAAACTTTCTTTAGAACAAACAGCAGCAGTTAGTCAAACCCTTAAGGCTTTAACTCAAGAAGCAAAGAAAGAAATTGCAAAAGATCTTGGAATTTCTTCAGCAGAAGTTGCAAAGGTGGCAGAAGTAATGAAATCTGATCCAGCAGTTGCATCAGCATTTGTTGAATTTGCAGAAAGAGCAGGAAATGCAGGAGATGCACCAATGCCATTTACATTAGCAGATGCAACAACAGAAGTACAAACAGAAGCATTTTTAGAAGACCCAATTGGAGCGGTATTTGAAGTGGATGTAACAGAACTCCTATCTAATTTCTCTGAGTTAGGTATGGATATGACAGATGATCAGAGAGAGAAAGCCCAAGAAGTTATTGTTCCAGTAATCATTGTTTCACAGATTGCTAATGCAATGATTGGGATGAGGAGATAATATGAAAATAATGAAAAAAGTTGTGAAGGGATTCTTCACATGGCTGAAAGATGCTGGAGTTGAAGTAATCGCACAAGCCTTTACTCTCCTTGGCTTCTTTATTGCATGGTTAACACTAACAGGATCAGCAAGAGATATTGTTGGTATTGCAGTACTTGCAACCACAGTAGTTTGGCTAATCACAATACCACTAAGAAAGGAAGATTAAAATGGCAAAAAAGAAAGATATAGACCTAACAGTAGTAGACCCATCTACAGGCGAAGAGGTTCTTGGGTCATCAGCAGTAACAAATATATGGAATATTTTCCTTAGAATTGTTGCTGTATTTGCTGCATCAGGACTATCAGTTATTGGTGCTGGAGCAGTTGTTGGTATTTCTACAGTAACAGCCGTCACCATGGCTGGACTACTAGGAGTAGCAACAGTTATTGAAAGACTTGCTCGTGCATTTTTGGATGACGGTAAGTTAAGTGCTGCTGAGATTAATGCAGCATTTTCTAAAGTAGATAAGCAGTCATAATAGACGTTGTTTGACACTCGTGCCTACCTCTGATATACTGGTAATACAGTAAACTTAGGGGTAGGCATGACTTGTATTGCAGGAATAATGAAAGACGGCAAGATTCATCTTGCTGGTGAACGTGGTGCCTCTGAAGGCAACTACATTGTTTCCATTGATAAATCAAAAATATGGAAATCTGGTCCATACATATTTGGATATGCTGGTACATTTGATGCACAGATTATTCAATATAATTTTGTACCGCCAACACCAGAAGGCAACATAGATAAATTTATGCATGGAAAGTTTTTAAAATCCCTTAAAGAATTTTATAATGAATGGGATATTGGTGGAAAAGATAGTGAAATATCACTTCTTATTGGTCTAAAAGGTAAACTCTATGAACATGAAGCAGATGGATTTACCATGATTTCCTATGACAGAGATTATATTGCCATAGGATCAGGGGCAGACTACGCTATTGGGTCTCTTCATGCTACCCAAAATCATAAAGATCCAAAGCGTAGGCTTGCTCTTGCTTTAGGATGTGCTATTCAATTTAGTTCATCCTGCATTGGTCCAGTTGACTTTTTACAGGCATAGGGGTATACTAAATATATGGAAGACTTTGATGACATATTAAAAGATATGCAAAGTAAAGAAGCAGATTTTAATGAGTTTGAGATCTGGATTGAAAATGGAATTGAGCGGGGATGGATAACAGAACCGTTCTGTAATACTCATGAGGGTGATCCTTACATGAGTGAAGAAGAAGAAGCAGAATGGGAAGCAGGGGGCGACCCATGTCAAGTAGTATTTAAAATAAAGGAGATATAAGTGAAAAAAGTAGTGGGGTTATTTTTAATTGTATTTGGTCTTGCATTTTTACCAGCGGTACACGCTGAAGAAAAGCCAGCAATTGCAATCATTGATACAGGGGTAGATACATCACAAGTAAGCATCTATCATGAAGTATGTTTAATGGAAGAAAAGCGTTGTCCAAATAAGCAAACTTTTATGGAAGGTCCAGGATCAGCACATCGTGCTGCTATTAATGGCTTTGAGCATGGAACAAACATGGTAAAGGTTGCACAAACAATTAATCCAAATATGAATATTGTTTTTATTCGTATTGTTCCAGCAGATAAAAATGACAAGAACCCAATGTTTGCTGCAGTAAATTCAAATAGCACAGTTAAGCAAGCACTTGATTGGGTTGTTAAGAATAAGACAAAGTTTAATATTGTAGCAACTTCTACATCTTTTTCTGAGTACTCAAAATTTAAGAAGGGTGCTAACTATTGCCCAGTAAATTCTGGTCTACAAAAGACTATTGCTTCACTGCAAAGTCTAAACGTTGGTGTATTCTTTAGTGCTGGAAATGACTATAAGGCTACTCAGATTGGATACCCTGCCTGCATTGCTGAGTCAATTGCAGTAGGTGCGTCAAACGCAGACAATAGAGTTGAACTATACAGCAACAAGGCACCAGAGATTGATTTCTTTGCACTTGGCACATATGATATTTTAGGAAGCAGGATCATGGGAACTTCTCCTGCAACAGCAGCCCTTGCAGCGCATTGGGCTAAAAACTACAAGGGTAGCCATAACTCTACCTATGATTATTTAAAGTCGGTATCTACCAATTTGGTGGTATCTGTACGATAGTGATATAATAGGTAGTGCACCTGCCTTATGGGGGTGCACTAACTTATTCGCTTGAAAGGGGAATAAAATGGTAACAAAGTACGCTATGGATCTATTCAATGATCCTTTTTTTATTGGCTTTAACAGAGAGTTAAGCCGACTGAACACAGCACATCAAACAAACTCACAGTCATACCCTCCATATGATCTTCTTAAACTAGATGAAGATACATATAGACTATCTCTTGCTATTGCAGGATTTACAAAGGAAGACTTGAAAATCTCTATAGACAATGGAACTCTTATTATTAAGGGTGAGATTGTTGAATTCATAGATGCGGAAGTAGTTCATAAGGGTATTGCGGGTCGTAAATTTGTACGATCCTTTGCTCTTGGAGAATATATGGAAGTAACTGGGGCAGAAATGAAGGACGGCATGTTACATATTAATATAGACCGTGTTGTTCCTGAAGAAAAGAAGCCTAAAGAAATTGCTATCAAGGTTGCTAAAAAGTAGCCAATAGTATATAATAGATATAGACACCTGAGTATGTGTTTAAACTGCTCACTAATATTAGGAGATAAAACATGGCAGCAAAAGGTAGTTTAGAAGCAATTATTGAAGTTGCAAAAGCAGAACTGGGAACCATTGAAGGTCCTAAAGATAATGAAACAAAGTATGGTGCATGGATGAAGGTAAACTTCCAACCATGGTGCCAGTCATTCGTTTCTTGGTGTGCAATGACGGCGGGGGTAGCAAAGTTTCCAAAGTCAGCATCAACTGTTGCAGCATCAGATCAGTTCAAGAAAGAAGGACGTTGGTCGGATGCTCGTAATGATGATCCAATGCCAGGAGATTGGATTTATTTTGATTTCCCAGATGATGGTGTAAATCGTATTTCACATGTTGGTATTTGCATTAAAAATAATGGTGATGGAACTATCCAGGTTATTGAAGGAAATACTTCAGGAACTGCAAAGGGAGATCAGCGCAACGGAGGAATGTGCGTTGAAAAAACTCGTGCATATGTAAAAAATAATAAGAAGAAGTTGCTCAATGCGGTAGTTGGTTGGGGTCGTCCAGTTTATACTGGAGAAGAAAATGCTCCGCTACTTAATAAGTTAGCAGATAAGCCAGTAACTCTAGATGCTGCAAAAAAAACAGCAGCGCCAAAAACAATTAAGCCAGTTACAAACAAGTCTTCTGGTGGGGGCAAGGGAAACAAGGTTAAGTAATTGCCAGTTTATGAATACAAATGTACTGGAAACTGTACAGATATTGTAATCAAACAACGCTCTATAAAAGAAAACGATCCAGGGTATGAGTGTGAAACTTGCACTCTACCGCTGGAACGTGTATACTCTAATATAACGGCAGTTTTTAACGGTACAGGGTTTTATTCAACTGATAATAGAAAGTAGGGGTATACTATGAATACAATGATTACAGAAGAGATTGTAGCAAAAGAGTGGGTACTAAAAGCAACTGATCGCTGTGATTCATGTGCAGCAGAGGCCTTAGTAAAGGTAACAGGGCTATCTGGTGAATTAATGTTCTGTGGACACCACTATAATAAGATCATGGATAATCCTGAAGGATATAGAAAAATGATGTCTTTTGCATTAACTGTTATTGATGAAAGAGATAAGTTAATTGAGAATAGGGCCAAGGGAGAATCCTACTAATGTATGAATATTATGTAAGAAAAGTAGAAAATATTGTAGATGGAGATACCATTGATGTCCTTATTGACTTGGGATTTGATATTCTATTTCAGTCCCGTGTAAGGTTGGCTGGTATTGATACCCCTGAGTCTCGCACATCTGATAAGGCTGAAAAGGTATTAGGTCTTGAGTCAAAAGAATACCTTAAGAAATATTTAAAGGATGCAAAATCTGTTGTTATAAAGACTGAAAAAATGGATTCATCAGAAAAGTATGGTCGTATTCTTGGCTGGGTGTATGTTAATGGAGATACAGAATCACTTAACGATAAG